TTTAATTTAATCTAGTTTAGGTCAAACCTAAGATATGAAAAGGGGATCTTTTTAGATCCCCTTTTTGTTTTTATAAGTTATATATTTATAGTTAAAGAGAATTATATATGCCAAAATTAGATTATGCCTATACAGACCCGTCAGGTTCCACTCTTGTAGCTGGACAAACACCATATGGTACATATGATACTGATTCTACATTTAAAACAGATATAATTTCAGTAACGAAATGGGTTGCTAAACGACTCGGATATCCTGTATTACAATTAGAGATACCAAGTGGTTCAATTTATGCTTGTTTTGAAGAATCAGTAAACGAATACTCACAACATATCAATAATTACAATATAAAGAATTGGATGTGGGAACAATATGGTGAGAAGAGTAGAATATCTGGTTCTTTAAGTACAGGTTCTGCTAATCCCGTAACTCCAACAAATGGACCATCGGTTCAATTATCTGAAAAATATGGTCAATTAGTTAATATGGGTGGTAATGTAGATTTAAAAAAGGGATATATTACTTTAAGTGGTTCTGCTCAAGATTATGATTTGCAAGATGTTTGGGCGACTGATAATGAAGACGGTAAAAGAATTGAAGTACAAAGAGTGTTTAATCACGCCCCATCATCAGTAACGAGATTTTATGATCCCTTTGCTGGTTCATTTGACCAAAGACAAATGTTAGATAATTTTGGATTTGGTAATGTATCACCGGCAATATCATTTGTATTGAAACCAATCAGTTATGATTTAGCTAGAGCTAATTCAATTGAAACATCCGATTTAATTAGAAAAAGTGCTTATAGTTTTGAGCTACATAACAATACTTTAAGAATATTCCCAAAACCACAATCAACCGATGATGGTGAAAAAATATGGTTTGATTATTATGTAAAGGATGATATTAAAAACACTAATCATGTGAGTGGTTCAATGCAAGGTGGGGTAAGTGATCCATCAAATGTTCCATATAAATTCATTACTTATAGTTCAATAAATCAACCAGGTAGACAATGGATAAGAAAGTTTACATCGGCATTAGCCAAAGAACTATTGGGGATAATACGAAGTAAATATAGTGGCTTACCTATACCTGATGCCGAAGTAACTCTTGATGGTGATTCTTTGAAGGCCGAGGGTAGAGAAGAAAAGACCCAATTATTAGAAGAGTTAAAAGAATTTTTAGAGTCGGTTAGTTTAACTGAAAAACTTAAAGCTGAAGCCGAAGAAGCAAATGCTCAACAAGAAGTATTGAATAAAGCTCCATTACCGATTTACATAGGATAATTAAATGTCTGCTACAAAGCCATTCTTTATCACACAGAAAGAAATCAATTTAATAGACCATTTAAATGAAGAGTTAATTGATGAGATAGTTGGACAATCGGTTGATATTTATAAAATCAATACTACTCATACTAAAGATAACATTTATGGTGAAAGTGCTACAAAGTATTTTAATGTTGGATTTAGGGTTAATTGTTTAGTTCGATTTAATTCACCTGAAGTAGAACAATTTAATGAAATTGGTCCAGATAATAACTCGACTATAGATTTAATGTTTCAGAGAAATAATTTAGCAAGTGGTAGTTTGAATTTCTTTCCTGAAGCTGGTGATGTATGTGATTGGAATGATGTGTATTGGGAATTAAATGGAGTAACTGAACCACAATTAATTGGTGGCCATCCAAATTTTAGTCATGCCATAAAGGCAACTGCACATAGAAGTAGATTATCATCAATTAATATTGAGGAAAGACCAAGATAATGGCTGTTCAGTTGTTAGATAAAACAATTGTAATGAAACCAAAAAGGTCTTCGATGGTGAAGGTACAAAAAGATGTTGATTTTGAGGAAAATTATGATAGCGAAAGTGAAAATTTCTACGGAGAACCAAAGGCTGATAGGTTTGATGAAATAATAGATTTATTAAAACAAGGTAATATTTATGGAGAGAAGGAAGAAATAACTTTAGGTGTTGTAGATGTTCCTATTGAGAAACAAATTGCAATTGATAAGGCTTCTACTAAAGGATTAAAGTCTGAAGAGTATGCTAATAATTCAGAAAATAAATTAGACAAACTAAGGAAACTACGCCGTGGCAATTAAACCCATAACGAATACAAATGCTCCAAACGAATCGACAATTAATCGAGCTAATCAAACAAGCATTCGTTCCGAAAAAGGTAATTCAAAAGTTGTAATTAAAAAAGGAACGGGTCGTAATGCAGGTAAAGGTTTATCGATTGGTTTGACTGATATCGACACTACCGTGATAAGACATATGCAAAACGTGATGAAACCTATAGTTAGGGAAGCAAATGAAATTATTAAAGTACCTGTTATGTATGGCAATGAAGAAAGGTGGAAATCTATAAGAAATCGTGGTGTATTAAGAGATAAAAACAATACAATTATTTTACCAGTTATAGTGATTAAGAGAACAGGTGTTGCTATGAATGACCAAATGCCATTATCATTCGACAACGATGTTCAGGGTAAATTCATTAGTGTAGTCAGATCAAGTAATGGATGGAGTAAAAATAATCGATATGATAGATTTTCAGTATTAACTGGTCAAAAACCAGTAGAAGAATTTATAAAAACAGGTATGCCAGACTTTGTAGTATGTACGTATAGCATCGTAATGATGACTGCTTTTATGGAACAAATGAATGATTTAAACACCATAATGGTAGAACACTTGGAAACTTATTGGGGTGATTCGACAAGTTATAGATTCTTAACGGCTTTAGAAGGTGATATATCTAATGAAGTTCAAATGGAATCACAAGGTGAGAGATTAATAAAAAACGAACTAACTATAACGATTAAAGGATATATGATACCTGAATTCACAGATAACGTATTTGGTAAAACTGCTGAAATGCAAAGAGCATATAAACCAAAAAAAGTGTCGTTTAGTGAAAAACTTTTATAATTATATATATAATGGTTTTATTTAAATTAACACAGCATAGAGGTTATTAACATGGCAAAAGAAATTAAATTTACAGAAGATGAACTGAAATCACTTGGTGACTTACAAGGTAAGTACAATGTAGTTACTAATAAGTTTGGTCAGTTGGCTATTGCAAAATTGAATTTTGAAAAACAACAAGAATCTATAGAAGAAGAAGAGTTTAAAATTACTGAAGAACTTGAATCTGTTCGTACTGAAGAACAAACACTTCTAAATGATATTACTGAAAAATACGGACCAGGTCAATTAGATCCACAGACTGGTGTATTCACACCATCTACAGAAGTAAAAGAACCTGATACTGATTAACAAAAGTCATAATAAAGTTCTCTTTTGTTTTTTACATAATATTTATATATGAATAATTATATTTAAATCAATTACCTTTCGGAGACTTTAAATGGCTGAAAAAATACTTAGTCCAGGTGTATTTACCAACGAAATAGACCAATCTTTCTTACCCGCAACTTTAGGACCCATAGGTGCGGCAATCGTTGGTCCGACTGTCAAGGGTCCAGTTTTAATCCCAACCGTAGTTAGTTCATATAGTGAGTATGTTAATATATTCGGTGAATTAATAGAAAGTGGTAGTGATAATTATCAGTTTTTAACATCACATACTGCTAAAGAATATTTACGACAAGGTGGTCCTTGTACGATTGTTAGGGTGGGGGAGGCAAATTTAAATAAGGCAACTGCTATTGTCGGTGGAGGCGTAACTGGTGCAACTACCGCGGTATACGCTTCGAGAACTGTAACAATTGGTACGACAGCAATTTCTGCTGAAGATACACTTTCTATAACAGTTGGAAGTGGTACTGCACAGGTCATAACATTTAAATCTGGGCCTGGTACAAATGACACTACATTTAGCACCAATGCAGCTGATATCTATATAGGTAATGCTAGTGGTACTGGCGCTCAAGTAGCAATTCAGTTAGCAGAAGCCGTAGAGGTATTGGTTGATAGTATGTCTAATATCACAGGTGCACATAGTGATGATGGAATTATCACGATAACTGCTGATACTGCTGTAACAACAACTTATGATTTAACAATAAGTACTATAGCTGATGCGAATCAAATCACAATTGGTACTGCAACTGCTGGTGTAACCGGTGTTGCTGGAACAGACACATCAGTTTTTACACTTGAAACTTTAGGAGATGGACCAAAATTTAATAATTCAAGTTCACTTGGAACAGATTCAATACTTACACCGTTGACAAGTTCAATTGGAAATAACCATTTTACTTCAGGATCATTTGGTGGGCGTTCTGATAACTTTAGATGGGAAGTATCACAGAGAAATACATCTAAAGGTACTTTTACTCTTTTGATTAGACAAGGTAATGATACGATTACGAAGAAGAAAGTAGTTGAAACACATGCTAATTTATCCTTAGATCCAGAATCAAATGATTATATTTTAAAGAGAATTGGAAATACAACAAATACTATTTCCGCTGAAGGTGGAGTTGCTTTTATAAAACCATCTGGTGAATTTCCAAATCAATCTAAATATGTTAGAGTAAAAACTCTTAGTAAAAAGACACCTAATTACCTTGATGAAAATGGAAATTTGACTGATAATGCTCTATCTGCTTCATTACCATCAGTTGGTAGTGGAAGTTATGGTGGTGCTTTTGGTGATATAAACAATAACTCAACACAAACTAGCGGTGATTTTGGAAGTAGTGAAGTGGAACATCCATTTAATTTTTACGATAATATAAATGCTAGTAATTCACAAGGTGTGGATATGTCAGCGAGTAATGATAGACCATCTGGTGCTGCGGTCGGTGGTGGATATGCTACGGCTATAAGTTTGTTAAAGAATAAAGATGAGTATGATTTTAATCTATTGTTTTTACCTGGAGTTGTTGACCAAGAAACTGATCATAGTACCGTTATAGGTGATGCTATTTCACTATGTGAAGACAGGGGTGATTGTTTCTTAGTTTATGATAATACATTAAAAATTGATCCAGTAGCTACGGCTAAAACAAATACAGAAGCACGTAACTCAAGTTATGCCGCTACTTATTATCCTTGGGTACAGATACAAGATGCCACGACAGGTAATTATCGATTTGTTCCACCTTCAGTCGTTATGGCTGGTGTTTATCATTTTAATGATACGATTGGACAACCTTGGTTTGCTCCTGCTGGATTAAACAGAGGTGGAATTGATAGTGCGGTTCAGGCTTATAAGAAATTAAGTCAAAGTCAACGAGATGAACTCTATGACTCAAATGTTAATCCAATTGCTACGTTCCCAGGACAAGGTGTTACTGTGTTTGGACAAAAGACAACACAGAAGAAAGCAAGTGCTTTAGATAGAGTAAATGTAAGACGACTATTGATTGATGTTAAGAAATTTGTTGCTCGTTCTTCAAGAGGATTGGTATTTGAACAAAATACAAGTGATTTGAGAAATCAATTCTTGAATATTGTGAATCCATTCTTAGAACAAGTACAGTCAAATGCTGGATTGAATGCATTTAGAGTCGTGATGGATGATAGTAATAATACTCCTGAAACGATTGATAGAAATATGTTGGTTGGTCAAGTATTTTTACAACCGGCAAGAACTGCTGAATTTATTGTGTTGGACTTTGTTGTTCAACCAACTGGCGCGGCTTTCCCTGAATAATTTTTTAATAAAGTGATATTTATTACTATAGGAGATAAACAATGGCAGAATTATTAGAAGCGAATAAGATATTTTATACACCATATGAACCGAAGTTAAAGAATCGTTTCATCATGGAAATTGCAGGTATCCCAGCTTTTACAATCAAAACAGCACAAAGACCACAGATTACTTTTGATGAAGTAACTTTGGAACATATGAATGTCACGAAGTACGTCAAGGGTAAAGGCCGTTGGCAAACAATGCAAATTACACTGTATGACCCGATTGTTCCGTCTGCTTCTTCTGCCGTAATAGAATGGATAAGATTACATCATGAAAGTGCTACTGGTCGTGATGGATATCAAGATTTTTATAAGAAAAACATTACATTTCAAGTATTAGGACCTGTTGGTGACATTGTTGAAAAATGGACACTATATGGTACTTACATTCAAGATGCTGCGTTTGGTGATTTAGATTTTAGTGCTTCAGAGCCAGTTGAAATCACCTTAACATTAAGGTACGATTACGCTATACTTGAATTCTAAATAGTTTTAACATCAAGGAGTTATAATGTCAGAACATAAGTTCCCTACGGAAGTTATTGATTTACCATCTGGTGGAAAAGTATATTCAAAAGACTCACCACTATCATCAGGTAAAGTTGAATTAAAATACATGACAACACGAGAAGAAGATATATTGATGTCTGAAAATCTCATTAAAAAAGGTGTTGTTATTGATAAATTGCTAGATAGTTTAATCGTTACAAAGGGAGTTAAACAACAAGATTTAGTATTGGGCGATAAGAATGCCGTATTGGTTGCAGCTCGTATATTGGCTTATGGTCCTGAATACACGGCTGAAGTCACTAATCCAAAAAATCAAGAAGAAACAGTCAGTCATACGTTTGATTTATCTGCCTGCCCGTTTAAAGAATTACCCCAAGATGTTGATTATTCAGATAATTCATTCAACTATACTACTGATATCGGTAAGACTAAAATTAAATTTAAATTATTAACTGGCGCGGATGAGGCATTAATTGAAAAAGATTTAAAACAATCATCTAAATATGGATATTCTACGGACATCACAACACGATTGCGATATACGATTACTGAGGTGGATGGTGATTCAAAACCCGAAACCATTACTGAATTTACACAGAATTTACTCGCAAGGGATTCTATGGCATTGAGAAATCACATTCAAGAAATTTCTCCCGATATTGATTTGACATCGGAAATTGAAATAGGAGGTGAAACTGTGAGCGTGTCTATTCCGCTTTCAGTTACGTTTTTTTGGCCTCAGTCCGGAAAATAAACTAGATATACATAAAAGTATATTTTATTTTATATATGGCGTTCCTGGCTTTACGTTTAGTGATGTCTATAATATGCCAGTTCATTTGAAAAACTTTTATTTAAGACAGTTTATGGATTTGAAGAAAAAAGAAAAAGAACAAATAGACAAGTCACAACCAAAACCTCAATCAACCATTCCTCGTAGATTTAATCCTAAATAACTTTCTTTTTAATATTTATTAATATATTAGGAGAA